GAATGTAATATTAACCCTTTGTTTTCATCCTCAACCTCAATATCTCCCCCGTTAACCGTAAGTTGTGAAGCAGGCGATTCTGTTCCGATACCTAGTCTTCCACTATTAATGTAAGAAAAACCACTAGATCTTATATGTGTAGTTAAAGTTTCTGTACTATCTTTTAATATTAGTGATGAGTTGTTATTATCCCAACGAATACCAGAAGCAGAATTTTCCGTACCTCTGTTCGCCAAAAAACCAAAACCACTTCCACCAGCTACCACAGATCTTACAGTACCTTGTACATGCAGTTTATCCGCAGGGTTTGTTCCTGAAACTCCAATACCTACGTTGGTACCGGTTGTATCTTGTGTTATAATAGAGTTTGCCAATCCAGTACTGGTAAAGATTGGAAGGGTATTAGCTGTACCTGTTGTTGCGCCTGTTAAAGCTACAATATCAGATATCAATGCTGCTCTAGTAGGATTACCCTCTATAGGAGCTGCGGCATTAACATCGTATGATTGAGTGATTATTATTTTGTCTATTAACTTTGGTACTGCCGTGGGGTATGAATAAATTATAGCCATGTTTTATTTTTTTACGTTGTTCTTGTTTTTTGACGATCCCCGCTTCCGAACGTGTCTCTGTTCTTTTTTATAGATACTCTTCTAGTGTTACCGACTTTACCATCAATATGATGTATGTCCGATGTACTATTCTGCCCTATCCTTTGGTTCTCCGCTTTCTTTTCTGTTCTTCTGTGCTGAGACGTGGGTTTACCGTTCCAGGCTATTCCTTTTGCATAAGCAATATCTCTAGCTTTTTTTGTAGCTGCTCCTTTGGCCGATAGTTTTTGTTTTCCCATACCTTATATACTTACATATATACGACAGTACTTACGGGTCCATCAAATGCGACGTTAGCCTCTTACTATAATATATAACTACCTATTGTCGCACTGGGGATCAAAAGAGATTTTTTTTTGAAAAAAATTTTTTATTAGATACTTAGAGCTTGGGGGTTATATACTAATTTCTACTGACCCGGTTCGATAAGGAAACGCATTTGCTTTGACCCAGTCCCCGTTTATTTTTGGTGTTTAATCATATGCTTTGACCTTTTGATACGTTTTCCTGTGTATTGTTGAGGTATCCTGTGGTATGTAGCTACGTGCTGGTGCCTGGTCCTGGTCTGTTGGTGCTATGACTCTGGTCCTGGTCTGCGGTGTTGGCGTACGATCTATGCTGTAGCTAATGGAAGCTGTACCGATAACCTCTCTTGTTCATGTATGATCGCGGAGCGTAGCGAAGCGTATAGCATTTGCAAGACTGCTACGACCGGCTACTGATAATATAAGTGAATCTAAATAATAATAACAATGGACAATTACAGCTAACCTCTCCTCCTCAACCCCTGCATTTTAAAAAATAGTTGCAAAACCATCACGACTGCAACCTGATAATATAAGTGAATAACAATTAAAACTATAAAATATGTATCAAACTAATCAACAAGCATGGGATGAAGTGACTAGGTCATTCAACGAAGCGCGAGAGCGAACTGCAATCTGCCAGCAGTTATTTGGCCAAGACAATCTGAAAGGATTAACGGACGCTCAACGCGATCTGTTCTGGGAGTCGGTCTAGCAAACCTCTCCTCCTCATCAGGGCTCAAACCGAACCTACAAAACTAGTACGAAGTACTACTGATAATATAAGTGAATAACAAATAATAATAATAATAAATAAAAACAGTAAATTATGAACAGTCAAGAATTAATTACCAATGCAATCGCAAAAATGTCTAATGAAGAAAAAGCATTAATCTTCCCACCGATCGAACGAAAGAACTTTGTAGTCAGAAAGTCGTGGCTCGGACGCAACCAGATCATTACCTTTACGAACAATAAAGACCAAGTCGTAACATACAATCACGATACGATACTTGAAGCGATGTTGCCGAAACTAAGCATAATGCCTTGCTGGATCAAGCGTGGATACTGGTCACAGTCAACTAATCTGCCGACTAATGTTAGACATCTAGCAGACATTGCAGATGCAACGGAGGGGTCTAAATAACCTCTCCTCCTTAACAGGATCTTTTAAATCCCCTACAAAACCATTACGAATAACAACTGATAATATATACGAATCTAAATAACTATAACATGAAAACTATCAACAATTTCTTTCTAATCATCTTTGATGAACTCAGACTAATCGCTAAAGCTATTCACCAAATAAAACAATAATATGTACACAAGCAAAACAATTACCAGACCAGATGGATCCAAATACGTGCAATGCACATGGATAACATCCATAGCTCAGGAGTGGACTGACGAACAAGAAGCGATGCAACGAGCAATCGATGAGTTCGGATCATCATCCTAGCAGTGCGACGATAGCCTACTACTATTATATATAACAGGCTAATGTCACACTCAACAATAATCTAGCCGTTACCTAATAAGTAGCGGTTCAAGGGCCTGATCTTGCAATAGAATCGGAAGAGTAGACTCCGCCCTACGCGGCAGCGTATAGCATTTTAGGTATTTAGCTAAATCTTAGTATTTTCTATTGAAAATTACCGTTTTTTCCGTGTATAGCATTTACAAAACCTACACGATGAGGTATTGATAATATATATGAATAACAAATTAAGTATTAACAATATAAAACTAAGAATATGGAAAAGAAGTTTCACTGGAATGACGATACAATAGCGCACTTTAGGTTCGAATCAAGTTATCAAACTAGAAAACAGACGGAATTAGCGATAATTGAGTTTGTAGAGATCGATTGCGTACTCGAAGACGACGAAACTGAAGAAATGTTCGTAAAAGACCTAATAAATCGAGTGTTTTAACCTATGACTGACGTTGAGGTAGTGAGTTACATCTACTCTACTATTTATACTACAAAATAAATATACACCTTCGATCTTTACAAAACCGTTACGAACACCGTTCGATAATATATATGAATACTAACAAACTAAGAATTTAATTATTAACTTATAAAACCAAATTATCATGTCTACTGAACAAACTATTAAAACTCAAGAACAACTACTAAAAGAGTTAACACCGGAACAACTAAAAGCGGTATTTCCACCAATAACACGTAAAAACTTCGTAGTTCGGAAGTCGTGGTACGGTCGGAATCAAGAGATCACCTTCACCAATAACAAGGGTCAAACCATAAAATACAATCACGATGAGGTATTAAAGGTCATGTTACCTAAACTAAATATCCTACCTAATTGGTTGAAACGCGGTTACTGGAGTCAAAGTACTAATCTACCTTCGAATGTGAGGCATTTAGGTGAAATACTATCTACCGATGTGGAGTAATTGTTGCGGTGCGGAACCAAGTTTACTGAACTCCGATCGATGCGGTGATTGCCTAGAGTGGGCGGAATTTGACGAAGATGAAGAATAAATAATTAATAACTAAAAACCAATATTATGACGAAAAATGTAGAATTTATAGATCAACTCTGTGAACTAATGGGTGAGGGATTTTTCTTATGTGACCAATACGACCAAGATGACTTATTCACTATGCAAGATAGTATCGCTAAACTCATTGCGAACAGTGCAAACGAAGGGCTAGGGTTAGCAAAGTATATGGTAGGTAAATTTCCATCAACCTTTCAAACCTCATAACTATGAACCTAACAAACCACGAACAAAATTTAGCACTAGTATCACTAGATCATATGGAAGAACACCTATTCATCATCTATGAAGCGGGAGATATAACTCTAGATACTTACAACTTAAGAATGAATTCACTAAAAACCGTAAGAACTAAAATCAAACAATAATGAGATATTCAGTAGAATTAAGAACACACAGTGAAGATGGTGATGACTATAGCGAAGATCACTACGACTTCGATACTCGCGAAGATGCTATACAATTTGCAAGTAAATACCGAGGTGAAGTGCATTCAGTATTAGACTACGAAGATAGAGACTATAATCCAACCGATATAACATGGGAAATATAAACACAACCAAATTAACCTGGGAAGAAATTAAAGACATCGCTAATCGCTTAGACGAGGTGGTAGGAAATCACTTTTATGACGCTATGTATGGTACAATACACGATCGACCAGGCGACGAAGAAGTTTTAGTAAGCGACGAAGATATAATGTTAATTAAGGAACAACTAAAAAGAATACTATGATGACAATGAAAGAAGCGTGCGAATACGT